CTGCTCTTCCAGCTTCTCGACTTCCTTGGCACGCGACTCGTAGGCTTTGTCCTGCGCCTTGGCGTTTTCCTCGCGCCATTTGGCCTCGGCCTTCAAGGCATCAGCCGCAGCGGCCAGCGTGAGGTTGTCCTGCAACTTGGCCAGGGTGCCGGTCTTGATGAGGTCGTTCATCTTGACCTTGCCGTTTGCCACGTCCGACATGACCTTGATGTAGTCCTCTTCGGCCGCGTTCAGCTTGCGCCCGCCCTCGATCTCCAGCTTCTGCCGAATCAGCTTGGCAGCCGTGGCCGTGCCCAGCTTGTTGTAGCTCTCCAGAAGGGTGGCGTAGGCGGCAGCATCCTTCTTGGCCTGCTCAGCCGCCGCTGCTGCCGCCGCTGCTGCCGCTGCTGCCCCCGCGGCCAGCTTCTTGTACCCACCGCCAGCCGCCTCCTGCTGTCGGCTGAGCTTCTCCATTTCCGCGTTGTTTTCGCTGACACTCACAGAGTGAGAATTGACCGCATCCCTGATGGCCAGGACCTTCGCGGTAGACCCGACAACGGACTCCGAAAATTTGTCTATTGCCTGCCGACTGGCCGCGGCATCTTCAACCATGGCCCTGCGAATCTCGCCTACTTGAGCGAAGTTGCCGCTGAAGAACGCCACGGCCTGCGCAGCCATTCCGCCGATCTCGGTGCCGATGGTCTTGAACACATAGCCGATATTCGCGGCCAGCACGATGATGGTTTCCAGAATCGTGCCGAACGTGCCAAGCGCAAGGGACACCAGATCGATACTGCCTTGGGCTTGCTGGCTGCCCTGCGCCAAACCATTTGTGAACGCACGCGACAGCACCCCGACCAGATTGGCGACACCGCCTACAAAGTCAGCAAGCGAACTCGTCGCACCGGTCAACTTGTTGACGTTATCGACGGCAGCCAGCGCCTCATTGCCCAGCCGCTGCATCGCGCCACCCACGGTGTCAGGCAGGCTTTGAGCCTCAGCGGTGAGTTTGCCCAGCGATTTCACCAGGGCATTGCCCACCACATCGGCCGTGAGCTTGCCTTCACTGGCCATTTGCTTCAGGCTGCCGATCGGCACATCCAGCCCATCGGCCAGCGCCTTCATGAAGCGCGGCGACGCCTCGGCGATGCTGCGGAACTCGTCGCCGGCCAGCTTGCCGGAACCCATGGCCTGGGCGAACTGCAGCGTGGCGGCCGAGGCTTCCTGCGCACTGGCGCCGCCGATGCGCAGGCTCTTGGCAAAGGCGTCGGTGATGGCCACCACCTCGCGCGTCGTGCCGCCCAGGCTCTTGATCGGCCCCGACAGCTTGGTGTACAGCTCGGTCGCCTCCCTGATGCCAAGATTGTTGGCCTGCGCCAGCTTGAACAGCTCGGCCTGGGCCTCTGAGAATTCTTCGGCGCTGCTGGTGGCCAGCTTGAGCCTGGCGCTGGTGAGCGCCATGGTGTCGGCCGCCTGCACGAATTCCTTCGCCAGGACGGCAAACCCCACCCCTGCAAAGATGCCGCGCAGGCGGCTCATGACCTCACCGGTCACGTCGCCCATCTTCTCGACGCTGCCCGTGACGCCGCCAAGCTCGGCACGCACGGCGCTGGCGCCTGAGGCGCTGAGGCGTATGCCCAGGCCGATGTCAGCCATGGTCAACCCTCGCGGATGACTTCAAGCATGGCGCGCTCGGCCGCTTGAAGGCCCTCGAACACCTCGCGCAGCTCAGCGCCGCGCAGCTGCTGCACGGCGCGCAGGTAGGCCAGGACCGCCGTGTAGTCCATGCCGACGATGCCGCCCATGCCGACGCGCCACTGCGTCTGCAGCGCGCACCAGCAGTTCCATGCCTGGACGTTGCACGGCCACAGGTAGACCTCGAGGCTGCCCGCGCCAGCAAACCATTGCTGCACGCCGCCGCCTTCCTGGGGGCGGTTTGCAGCGGCTTCCTGGGCGTGCGCACGGGCAACCTCGGCTAGTTTTTTGCGCGAGCGCCGCAGTCGTTGACGTAGGCGGTGAGCGCCACGCCAGACAGGCCGGGGATGTTGAGCAGCTCGCGCAGCGACGCCTCGGAGTACGGCACTTCGCCCTGGTCGCCTTTCACGCCCTGCCAGTTGGTGACCAGGCTGGCGAGGAAATCCGGCACTGTTTCGCTGTCGCTGGTAAGACGCTCTTTCAGCGCCTCGACATCGAGCCGCTTGCAGATCAGGTGGAAATCGAAAGGCTGCGGGCCGGTGGCGTCGTTGATGGTGCCGGCGACCTTGACACGCACGGTGTCGGAGACTGTGAGCTTGATGGGCATTCGTGGTCCGATGCTTGATGAGTGACTGGGTCCGATGGGTGCGCGCGGCGCGCCAGGCTCGGACCACGAAAACCTGGCCCGATGCCCGAAGGCAACGGCCGCCGCGCGCGACCGGTCAGTACGTGATGAAGCGGCCGAGCAGCGAGATCGCGGCCTGCACGCTGTTCACGCTGTTGCGCGCCAGGGCGGGCATCTCGCTGACCGACATGTAGCCGTAGCCGTAGCCCACCGAGCCGCCGCCCATTACGGCCTTGATAGCCACCGGTGTGAGCGTGCGTGCGATGTTGACCATGCTGGCCCAGGCCACCTGGTCGGGGTCGTGCGCCAGGGTCAGCGTCAGCTGCTGCGCGTTGAAGCCCGTGGGGATGGCCAGGCTGTTGCGCTTGGCCAGCAGATCGACGTTCGTGAACCGCGCATCGCCGCCACTGGTGGAGATGTTGAGCAGCTGCGGGATCTCGACCCAAGTGCTGATCTTCTTGGCTTCGCCCGTGCCGCTGCCGCTGGCGTACCAGTTGGTGTCGGTCGAGTTGAGCCCGAGCGGTTCGAACGTGTCGGCCGTCAGCTGGTTGACCATGTAGACCGAGCTGGTGGCATCTTCCCAGCCGCTGGTCAGCAGGATCTCGTCGTTGTCGGCGTAGCCGTGCGCCGTGCTGGTGGCCACGGCCGGGTTCGCGTTGGTGATGGCGGTGATGCTCTTCGCGGCAGCGAAGGTGGTGCTGAAGTAGAACTTCGAGCCTTCGGCAAAGTAGTAAGCCATGATGGTGCTCTTTCTCAGGTGAGGGTGATGGAGCCCACCATGTGGGCCGTAAAAATGAAAACGGCGCAGGCGGTCTGCTCTGCGTCGGCATCGAAGTCATAGGACAGCGACACGGGTTCGAGCCCGCCGCGCACCACGCCAGACAGCGTGGGGTCGGCCATGAGGCGCGTGTAGACGGCTTGCGTGATGTCATCGACGGCGACATCCGGCGCCGTGCCTGGCGCGGCGCGGGCGTAGCACTCCACACCGATGCGCACAGCCCACACGTCGGGGCCGGAGAAGCCGATCTGCGATTCGCCGCGGTCGGCAGACAAGGGGCGCACCGCCACGGCGGTGGACTGCTCTGCAGACCAGGGCCGCAGCCGCACGCGGCCGATGTTCGTGGACACCGCCGGCACTGTCTGCAGCGCCGCGACGATGGCGCCCACGGCAGCCGACACGAGCGTGGTCACGCCGCCTCCAGAATCAGCACGCTCATTCCCGTGCCGTCGGGCTGGTGGTCGGCCACGGTGTAGTTGGCACCGTTGACGACCAGCGCCTTGCCCACAGGCGTCGCAGGCACTGAGGTGGTTCGAAGCCTGACTTGTGGGCGCGTTCCTGCCATGCCGAAAGGCCCGACCGAAGCGAAGGCGTAGCTGTTGTCGTAGATCACGGATACCGCCGCACCGTCAAGCGTCGCCGGCTGACCGAAGTCGGCCAGAAACAGCTCCAGGTTTTCGACCAGCGGCATGCGTTACACCTACGGCATCCAGGCACATAGCACCAAATCAGGCCATCGTGGCCAGACAGGCGCGCTGCCAGTAGCCGTAGCCCACGCCGCGCCAGGCGTCGATGCCGAACTGCCAGGCGTCGTTGTCGAACTCGTACTCGCTGCCCTCGGCCTTGGCCTTCAGCTCGGCCTCGGTTTCGGTCTGGCGGATCAGCGCCTTGATCGGGCTGTCAGTGCGGAAGACGGCGATCTTGGTCGTCCAGGTCAGGCGAGTGTTCACTTGCACGCCGACACGGAAATTGCCCAACAGACTGGGGTTGAAGTTGTTCGGCATGAAGGCCGTAGCCAGCGGCGACACAGCGGCCAAGGCCGCCAGGTACAGCGACGCAGGCACCATCACGACAAACTCGTTGGCGCCATCGTTCATCGGCTCGCCGCGGTCGTCCTTGAAGGACAAAATGGCCGCGATGCAGGACAGAATGACGCGCTGCATGGCCTCGACCGAAGGATTGGTTGAGGTGCCGGCCACGGACAAGCCAAGCCCGCTGAGGGTAATGGCGAG